GTAAACAAAAAGAGTCCTTAGAGTGGCTACTTAATTAAAGAGGTAAATGATGGCTGATACAACATTATTTGGAAGATTACAACGACTATTCTCAAATAACGTAATTGTTAGGAATGTTGGTGGTAAAAAACTAAAAATAGCTGATACTGATAAAGTTCAGCATATAGCAAAAAGTAATCTTGTTGACAGATTTACAAAATTGTATTCTGGCTATGGAGCATCTGCAACTACAGACGCAGTTCATAAGAAATCACTAAGATTAGGATTATTTAAAGATTATGAATCGATGGATGATGATGGTATTATTGGTTCTGCATTAGATATCTATGCAGACGAATCTACTATGAAAAGTGAATATGGAAGTGTCTTAGAAATACAAACAGAGAATGAGAATATAAAAGCAATATTACATAACCTATTTTATGATATACTAAACATAGAATTTAATTTATGGCCGTGGGTTCGTAATATGTGTAAGTATGGTGATTTCTTTTTACATTTAGAAATCAACGAAAAGTATGGTATTACAAATGTAGCACCACTTTCAGCATATGATGTAGCAAGAGTAGAAGGATTAGATCCAGAAAATCCTCATTATGTTAAGTTTATCATAGAACAAGGAACAAATGAGAGTTCAGCATACACTAGTTCAAAACCACATCAATCAGAATTAGAAAATTTTGAAGTAGCACACTTCAGATTGCTTTCAGATTCTAACTTTCTTCCATATGGTAAGTCAATGGTTGAACAAGCAAGAAAAACTTGGAAGCAGCTAACACTTATGGAAGATGCTATGATGATACATCGTATTATGAGAGCACCTGAAAAAAGAGTATTCCAAATAGACATTGGTAATATTCCACCTGCAGAAGTTGATAACTATATGCAGAAAATTTTAAATAAGATGAAGAAAACACCTATTATCGACCAAGCAACAGGCGAATACAATCTAAAGTATAATATGCAGAATATTACGGAAGATTTCTTCTTACCTGTACGTGGTGGAGATAGTGGAACAAGAATTGAATCACTTCCTGGTTTAACTTATGAAGCTATAGAAGATATTGATTATTTAAAGAATAAAATGTTAGCAGCACTTCGTGTTCCTAAAGCATTTATTGGATATGAAGAATCACTTGGTAGTAAAGCAACACTTGCAGCAGAAGATGTAAGGTTTGCTAGAACTATCGAAAGAATACAAAGAATTACAATATCAGAGTTGACTAAGATAGCTATTGTTCACTTATACGCACAAGGTTATCAAGACGCAGACTTAGTAGATTTTGAATTAGATCTTACAAATCCATCCACAATATATGAAACTGAAAAAGTTGAGTTGTGGAATAGTAAAACACAGTTAGCATCTTCTATGTTACAAGATGGTATAGTTTCTACAGAGTGGATTTACAAGAATGTATTTAATTTTACCGATGATAAGATTAAAGAGATGGATAATCAGATTGTATTTGATTACAAACAAAAGTTTAGACGTTCTCAGATAGAGAGTGAGGGTAACGACCCTGCAAAGAGTGGAGAAGCACAAGGAACACCATCAGATAATCAAGCAGGTAGGACAGGACATGAGTTAGATGATCAAGGTGGTTCACCTCCTGGTGGATTTGAAGGTGCGGGAAGACCAAAAGAAGGTGGAAAATACGGAAAAGATAGTGGAGCTAGAGGTAGAGATCCTTTAGGTGCACATGATAAGAAAAAACAGTATAATCCAGGCTTAGCACTCGCCCATTTTGATGGTTTAAAAAAGAATATGGAAAAATTTTCTAAAAAAGACTATCGTTTAATAAACGAAGCTGATACGATTGAAAACGAATATAAAGAAGAACTTAAAGACGTTAAAACAAAGTAATTTTTTATATTTTTATATTTATATATGACATACTTAACGCTGGAGCATTTTAATGTTGAATAAAAAAATGAAACACAATAAGATTAAGAATACAGGCATTCTTTTCGAATTGTTAACAAGACAAATTACAGTAGACTTAATGGAATCAGATACTTCCAAAGCTGTAGATATAGTAAAGAAGTATTTTAAAAATGGTACACAACTCGGCAAAGAGTATGAACTATATAAGATACTTACAGAAACAAAATATAATACTGAATCTCGTGCAGAAACATTGATTGAAGCTGTAATGGATAATAGAAAGAAGTTAGATGGTGGTTCTATTAAAAGAGAAAAGTATAATCTTATAAAAGAAATAAGAGGTTCTTATAATGAAAAAGATTTTTTCAATACAAAAATCAATAATTATAAAGTTTTAGCGTCCATTTACAATTTATTCCAACATAAAGAAGAAGTAGCTCCAGATAAATATGTTGCAACAAAATATACTATTGTAGAAAATATTACTTCTCGATCTAAAGCTCACAAGAGTAATAAAACATATGATTATTTAAAAAAGCAAGAAAAAGACTTGAGAATATTAGCATATTCTACATTAGTAGAAAAATTTAATAAAAAATACTCTAATTTAACAGGAAAACAAAAGAAATTAATTAAAGAATACATTAATAACATTTCTAATACAAATAAGTTAAGAGAGTATGTCGATAGTGAAATTGAAATAGTAAAAGATACTTTAAAATCTCAACTTAAAAAAGTAGATGATAAAGTTACACAAATTAAGCTAACAGAAGTTGTTAATCAAATCGATAAGATGAAAAAAGGCAAGATTGTTTCTGATAAGCAGGTTGTTTCGATGATGAGATATTACCAACTAATAGGAGAGATAGATAATGTCGCAAACTAAATTTGATAAACTTAAAGAAACACTTCGTGAACTTATCGAACAGGACTTAGAAGAAGCATCCGTAACAGGTGCATTAGACGGCGGAGAAGGTCCTCCCAAGACACCATTTGCTTTTAGTGGTAAACGTAAAAAAGATAAAAAGAAAAGAAAAAGTATAGCAAGCCAAAGTGGTTACAGTATGACTGAAGCTAAATTTGCAGTAAAATTTAATGTTGGTACTAAAGGTGAATCAGCTACTATTATAATTGACGCAGGTTCTAAAGCCGCAGCAGAAATGATGGTTGTTAAAAATCTCAAAAAGGGAAGAAAAGCAATCACAAGTGTTAAGAGAGTTGAAGCTGGTAAAGCAAAACAAGTTGATAAGAAACTTGAATCTGTAACTGAAGGTAAATACCACGATTATAGAAATGATGAATCTTTAACAGCTAAACAAAAGATTGGTCGTTCTATGATGGAAGTTCGTGATACGTTAAAAACCCTTGAGGGTATAGTTGGTATGAATATAAGGCTCAAAACTGAAATAGGAGTTGATTCTACATCTTATTGGAAACGTACTCATGGAGCTATGAAAAAGATTAGTGAAAGGTTAGTTAAGTTAGCTAATAAAGTTGGTCAATTACATTAGGGTTTCCTGTGAAACTGAATCAAAAACCAAAGTGGGAACACTTTAAATTTCAGCTTATTTATAAGTTGTTAGATATTATAAAATTAACCAAAAAATTTTGTGAAGAATCCTTAAAGAATGGGGATAGAAAAAGTTTTAATAAGATAGAAGCTCTTGGTAAAGTAGATAAACTTATAGAAGAGTTAGAAGAAATTAGAACTGAAATAATTAAAGTAAGAAGTTAGGAACAATCATGAGACAACTCATAGTAGATTATTTGCCATTTGAAATAAGACCATCTAAGATCAACGAGTCAATGAAAGAGAACGATGGTAAGTTGATTGTTAGCGGCATCTTACAAAGAGCAAATGCTGAAAATCAAAATGGTAGAATATACCCTAAAGAGATTTTAGTAAGGGAAGCAAACAAATACAACAAAACATTTATATCAGAACGTAGAGCTATGGGAGAACTCGACCATCCAGAGAGTTCAGTAGTCAATTTGGCTAACGTTTCTCACAATATCAGAGAGATGAAGTGGGAAAATGACGACTTAGTTGGTACAGTAGAAGTTTTACCAACACCAGCAGGAAATATATTAAAAGAATTATTCAAATCAGGCATTAAGTTAGGTATCTCTTCAAGAGGTATGGGTTCAGTAGAAGCTATAGATGAGGATGATACAGGAAAACAAACAGTTGCAGTTCAACCTGATTTTGAACTCATAGCATTTGATTTCGTATCTAATCCATCTACACAAGGTGCTTTCTTACATCCAACAAATGAGGGTGTACTCAATGAAAGTGTTAGAGTAGATGGTAGAAATCCTAATGAATGTGGACAATGGTGTA